AGGAGATTGACTACCCGCAATGAGAACAGACACCTTCCTGGAGCGCGGGCTACCCGCGAATCTTGATGCTGAGCGGTTTACCCTCGGGGCTGTGCTGACGGATGGCGAACTGTTCCCGCAGGTTGCCGAAGTGATCGATGCCGATTCGTTTTCCATCCGAAAGCACGGCATGATCTGGGAAGCGATGGTGAACGTGCATGACGCTGGCCGGGAGATTGATCGGGTCACCGTGGCGAACGAATTGCACGCAGCCGGAAAGCTGGAAGCGGTCGATGGGCTGAGTTACATCGCTTCCCTGGACGAGGGAATGCCGCACACTGCGAACGTCGGCAGCTACGCGGCCATCGTGCATCGCAAGGCGATCTTGCGGCGCACTATCGCGGCCTGCCATGCGGCCATTGAGCGCTGCATGGAGGGCGACGATGCGCCTGGCGTGCTCGACTTCGCCACCAAAACTCTTACGCAGTTGCAGGAGGAAAGCACGCCGAGCGCCGACATGGAGACGCCGCAGCAGATCGTGGAGCGCATCGGCATGGAGAATTTCTTTGTGCCGGCGAAACAGTTTCGTGGCAAGAGTTCTGTCACCCTTCCGTGGGCCAGCGTAAGTGAAATCATTCCCGCTTTGCGACCTGGGCAGTTGATCATCATCGCGGCTCGGCCGGGAATCGGCAAGAGTGCGGCGGCGGGACAGATCGCACACTATGCCTCGATGTCTGGCGTCACCACTGCCGTGTTTTCGCTCGAAATGGAAAGCAGCCAGATCCTGCATCGCATCGTGTGCTCATCCGCGCAGGTGAATGGGCACAGGTTGAATGCGGGGTGGGAACCCAGCCGGGAGGAGCGTCACCGCCTCATGGAAGCCAACGATTCGATGCCGGAAAGCCTGTTCTTTGATCAGCGGATGAACACGACAGTTACGGGCATCGCGGCAGCGGTCAGGAGGCTCAAGGCGCGTTCGCCAGTGGGGTTGGTAGTAATCGACTACCTGCAACTGCTCGAAAGCTCCAGGAAGCGGGATAACCGCGTGGCTGAGGTCACAGAGATAACCCGCAACCTGAAGAAGCTGGCGCGGGCTTTTGATACCCCGGTGATTGCGCTGAGCCAATTGAGCCGTGCGAGTGAAGCGGAGAACCGGAGGCCAACGCTTCGGGATCTTCGCGAGTCTGGATCAATCGAGCAGGATGCTGACATCGTGGTGTTCCTGCATCCAGAGAAGGCGGATTACGAGCAGGATGAAGTGCCGGTCGAGTTCATTGTGGCGAAGCAGCGGGGAGGCCCGGTGCGCAAGCGAATCCTGACGTTTCAGAGGAGTTTCACCAAATTTGTTGACCGTGGAGGAGCCAATGATTGACGTAAAGCAACCGCCCGCACTCGGGGACTTCGTTCGCAGCCGCGAGGGGCAAACGTGGACACCCGAGGATAGCGCCGAGGTAATGCGCCAATGGAGGCGCATGGACGAACTGGCGCAGGAGTTGATCAGGAAGGCGAGGGAGGCACGATGAGGAACACTAAAGTCGAGGAGCGAGAGCCTTTTGTCTATTGGCACTGGCAGAATCTGAATGACCGCAAAGGCGGTAAACCGCAGGGCTCGGGTCTTGTGCATGGAAGGTGCTGGTGGCACTTTCGGAACCGGCGAACTATTGAGTTCGATTGGAATCTGTGGAGCACGTTCTGCCAAATCGGATTTGATATCGACGACGAAGATCTGACGCTGGGTATCGCGTTTCCGCCCGTTGCGCTATGGCTTTCGTTCAGCACCCATTGGTGGCTAGTCAAAAACTTCGCGCCCAGGAAGCCCTTGGGCAAAGAGTATCCAGGCGTCATCGTGATCGACGAGCGCGAATGCCGTGTTGCGATCCATAACGGCAAGCTTTGGATCAACCCATGGTCGAAGCGGAACGAGACGGTGATGGCTGATCCCTGGTGGGTTCGCGGAAAATCGTTCCAACTGGACCCGTTTGAGTTGCGGCACATGCGACACGAAGTGCGGCGAGCGGATGGAACGTGGGAGCCTTACGTTGGAATCTGGGAACGTGGGAAGACTCCAGATCAACGGGAGTTGATGACGTTCCCCTACCGTTACACACTGAAGAATGGAACGATTCAGGACCGCACGGCAACCGTGTATGTCGAGCGCCGTGCATGGCGTCCACTGTGCCTCAAGTGGACATCCCTGTTCGAGAAGGAGCGCATCAGTATCGACGTGGAGTTCAGTGATGAAGTCGGGGAGAGGACGGGGACGTGGAAGGGTGGAACGGTGGGGTGTGGATACGAAATGCTACCCGGCGAGACACCTGAGCAGTGCCTTCGCCGGATGGAGCGAGAGAGAAAGTTCTGATCACTTCCCCAACACAAAATCGCAAGCCGGGTTAGCCAGCGACAGCGCCGACGCCACGTAGCGCGTAGTAGTCGCAAGGCTCTCGTGGCCAAGCGCCTGGCGCACGGCTTCCACGTTCGCCCCATTCAGTGTCGCGGTGGCGGCAAATGTGCGGCGCAGATCGTGGGGGCTGCACTTGACCCCAATGGCGGCCACCAGAGGCTCCAGGATGCGGGTAGCAAGCGCCCTGTTGTTGATGCCCTTGGGCTCAATCTTGCCGCTCCGCACTGGCCGGATCACGAAATCCCCTTCGCCCCTGGTGATCCAACCGAGCAGCGGGCCTTCCAACCATCGGGGGACCACCACGGTGCGGTACTTGCGCCCCTTGCCGAGGATGTCAAGCAGCACCAGCCGGCCGTCGCGTTCCACTACCTGATCGATGCGAAGCCGGATCGCCTCATCGGAGCGCAACCCGCACCCCAGCAGCAACCCGAGGGCCACAAAATCCCGCAGCCCCCGGTTCGTCTGCTGATCCGGGAGCGCGAGCAAGGCAAGGGTCTGATCCGCCGTGAGCCAGTTGCCGAACTTGACCCCGCGATTAGGAAGCCCATCGATGGCCAGAATCTGGCGCGCCACGCGATCGCTGAGGCAGTTCTGGGCCTCTGCCTCCTCCGCGAGCCTGCGAATCGCTGTGAGGGCTAAATTCACGCTTGCGGGGGCGTACCCCTTGTCGAGGAGATACTGGCGGTATTCGAGCACCCTGGTCCGCTCCAGTTCGTGACCGTCGTTCCAGGCGAGGAACTGCGCCAATTCCTTGGTGTACAGGATCTTGGTGCGCTGGGAAACAACGGAATCCCGGATTGCCGGGATGAGGTCGAGGATGTCAACCGAATTGGTGCCACCCCCCTGCCGATTTTGGTTGACGAGTGCGGTGTTCATCACTCCCCCTTTGCCCGCTGAATCGCTGTGCGGGCGATCTTCTCGATATCAGGGTTCAGCCAGTCCCGCTTGCTCGGCAGGTCGCCAAGGATCTGCTCCAGGGCAAACAGGAGCTCTGGTGCGGCTTCGCTGGCATTTGGGCGCACAGGTGCCACTTCGCTCCTGTTCTCCCCCCGCCTGACGCGGCAGTGATCCCGCGCTTCCCCGGCCGAGGGGCACAGCTTGCCACATTTGGCGCATTTGCGGGGCTGAGTGGGCCGCCCCTTGCCTTGGGAGCGGGGCACCACTTTGTACCCCGCATCCCTGAGCTTTCGGACCATTGCGTCGATTGTCAAAATCCACCTCCAGCCAGCCGCCCGCGTGGAGCGGCTGAAGTAGGGGACTGTTCAATTTTCCATCAAATTGGGCATTTGTCAACACAAATCTGCATTTGTGCTCTATGCATCCAGGTCATTCACCATGGCCTCAAGTATGCCCTTTACCCGGGCGACGTCGTTACAGCATTCCCGCAAGAGCCACGCTTGCGAATCGCTCCCGGGCTCAAAATCCTCGAGCTTTCGCTCCAGTTCACGGCACGCCTCGAGCATGCCTTGCAGTTGTTCGTTCATGACCTGCCCCTTTCCTTGACTTCGCAAATATTCTCTCGAGTGGCCACAGCCGGTGTTCCGTGCCGGCCACCCATGTTCAGCACCCACCCGTGAGGACCGCGCATTACGGCGGTCCCTGTGTGGCGCTGACCCACGTGATTGATGATGGTAACCCGATCACCCGGGCGAATGCTCTCGAGCAATCCAGCGGCCATGTATTCCGACTCGAGGTCCCAATTCTCTTGCCAATTCATGCTGCAACTCCAATCTGAACGAATCCGCCCGTCTCCATCTTCCGCGCACTGCCCTTTGTCTTGAGCCCGACGATGACTCCCTGAGGATCTAGGAAGCGCAGGTCAGACTGATCACCGTCTACGACGCGATAGCCGTTCCAGGTATCTGGCAATCGGCCGGCGAAGACCACCGCTACGTTGATTCCGTGCTCGAGAGCCTTGCGGCAATCCTCGAGATTGGTTCCGCTGTGGGAGAACGTGAGGTGATAGTTCGCCCTTGTTCGCGTCCATGGCCTCGAGATCTTCGTGTAGTCGTAGAACTGGACCGTAGGGAACCGCTTGGCAAGCTCGATGGCCAGCTTCGGTTGATCCGATGTCCCATTGAGCCGCACTGCGGGAGTCATCCCTCGTTTGGCGGCCGCCGCAATGAGCGCTTCGATATCGGCAACCAGGTCTGCGATGAATCCCTTGCGATCATTGAGCATGCGAACCGTTTTCTCAATCCGTGCCCGTTTGATCGAAGGGAAGACACCCGCCATGCCAGCGCCATACAGGCATGCCTTGCGGCATTCGTCGCTGGCCATAGGGCAGAGATTTACCCCCATCCCTGATTCGTTCGACGGCGCAAGGTACAGGATGCCCGTCAGATAGCCCTTGCTCGAGCCCTTGCTCGTCTTTGCGTCCGCTTCAACACTGAGGAGTTTATAGTCTGCCATGGGATTAGCTCCTTGCCACCACAGCCAAGCCCCAAATCGCCCACAGCACCGCCCCTATCACTGCAGCATGTAACCATGCCAGAATCTTGTTAGCCATATCGAAACCATCCTTTCGTGTTGGTTAGCCCCAGTTCACAGCGTCAACTGTGGATTGGGGCGAATGTCCTTCAGCACGCCTACCCCATTGCTGGGATGGGCGTAAGCAGGACACTCACTTTGCGGCCAGTGCATCCAACAGGGCGTTTACAAGCCCTGCCTCATCTTCCAAGTCGCATTGGATATCGGCCTCGATGAGTGCGGCGTTAACGTCAATCCCACGCTCCCGTAGCTCATGCTTGCGATGCTCAATCGCCTGATGCGCAGCGATGATTTCCTGCCACCAAGCGTAATCATCGGCGGTCATGATCTCTTCGCCATTGTCGCCATCCTCGATGTTTCGCCCACTGATAAAATCGGCCACCCAATCTACTCCAGTGGCCGGATCGATGAGGTGTAGCTCTTTCACCTCGCCAGTTTCCTTAATCGTGATTTCCATTGTGCTCTCCCTCTCCCTCCGCTTTCTCTCATCCGCAACTTGGGATGCGGCATTGGCGCGTTAAGAGGGCCATTGGTGGCCCTACCCTATCGCTTGATCCAGCGAGCCATTGTCAGCATGCCATTGCTCCACTTCATCGAAGTGAGCATCGACCGCCGCTTCGAAGTGGTCGTAGGAGCTGAACTTGCCCCTGGTCCTTTCCTGCATCCAGTTGCGGAAAGCATCGCGGTAATCGTCGATAACTTCGCGATGTGTACTCCCGTCGCATCCGTCTTCCGCCGCATCCATGCAGCGCGCGAAGCGTCCATCGACGCCGTAATCGTTGCTTACGTTAGACTCCCGTGCCGCTTCCGCATACTCGGAACGGATGAGCCAATCCACGAACCGCTCGATTCTCTTGGTGCTCGATGTAGACAGTGCCATTGTTTTTTTCTCCCTCGCCACCAGGCTGTTTTTTTCTTGCGCCCTGGTGACAAACCGATCATGCGGCAAATGCGCATTTGAATGCAAGTACTTTTTTTCGAGCAACTGCGCAAGTGCAAGAAAAAAGCAAGATTGAGTTTTAAAACTATTTGCGACTGCGCAGCAGGAGCGCTTGAAAAACACGCAATTTTCAGCAGCTGCGAACCGCTCGAACGGACCAAGTGCCCAAGTGCCCTTGCAAGCCACACTTGCTGCAAGGTGTACACTGGAAACAAATGGCAGCTGCCGCTATTCCAGTGCCTCAGGAACGCAAGCGCAAAGCCTACAAGCGCCACTTCGAGACACAGGAATACAAAGACACCATCGGTAACTACACCGCTTCATTCGGCCACATCGATTCCCTACTCTCCGTGCAACAAGCCGCCTCCTGGTATGGCGTTCACCAATCCTCCATCAGGCTATGGGTGCGCAAGGGTTGGATACGTGCTTTCAAGCCTCATCCTGCGTCTAAGGTTGTCAGGGTAGTTGCGTCGGATCTACTCAGGGTTAGTGAGAGCTTCAAAACTGAAGACCCTATTACGCACATGACGATGAAGAAAGCCTTGAAGCAAGCTCATCCTCGTGCCCGCATGAAGACACAAGAGGCACCTGTAACTCCCTGATAACAGGCATGTTGTGCCTACAGGTCCTATTGTCAGAACGAAGAACACCCCCCGCTACTGGTGAAAACGTACCCGGCGCCCCCGCCAAAGGGGGAGGGGGTATGTGCCCGTAGGGTCCCCCCGTATACACAATGCGTACTCGCGCGCAGGTGATCGAAGGGGCTGCTGAAGAAAAAGGGTTGGGTTTTTCTCCCGCACAATATGTGCTCGCGCGCATGTGTCGCAAGAAAAAAGTGGTAGTTTTTCTTGCAGGGGGATGCACAGACTGGCGCTGGAACAGGCTGGATGGGGAATGTTCTGGGCTCGTAGTAAGAGAAGAAGAACGAAGAACAGAAGAACCGCGATGTCGCTGTCATTATATTTACATAGGAGATGATGCTAATTCTTTAGCACGTGGTGTATATTGTTGCAAGCAAAGCAAATTTAGTTTTTGCTGGTGGTTGCCACTTTTTGCGGTTGTGTTGAAAACGCGGGAGATAGAGACTTGACAAGGTTTGCGTGGAGTGGGTTAATGGGGGCATGGATAACGGTCCCGTGCGGTATCTGGTGCGGAATGGGGTTGCTTTGTGTCCCGAAGGGGAGGCGCTTGTCACTCCTGGACGGTTGAAGAATGGGACGTATCCGTGCGGGCACGAGAGGTTTGTGACGGTGGCGCTGCGGTACCATCCGGTGATGTTGATGCGCGTATACGGCAAGGAGAAGCGGGAGCGCCGCCGCATCACGAAGATGGATCTCTGTGAGGCTTGCTGGGAAAGAACCCGCGCGAGGTTGGAGTCGGCTGGCGCATACGTGGTGGCAAAGTGGAGGAAGGCCGGATGAAGACACCGAGAGCAATCCGTCGCTTCATTCACGAGATCGAGCCGCTTGCAGATCGTGACCCCGAGCACTTCCACGGCTCCGTGGACGATTTGTACAAAACGGTTATGCGGCACATTGCCAACGGGGAGCTTGAGGACCCGAAGGCTTGCGCTATGGCGGTTGTGGAGGTGGAGCGCATCAAGGCGCGGTGGAGTGCTTGCGCGTAAACGAGGAGGTTCAAAAGCCATGACATAGTTTATGAGCAGATCGAACGAATGGGCTAGCCCATACCTTGATGAATACTGGTCGTCCATCGGCACGCGATGGAATCACGGCCACGAGAAAAACCAATTCCCTGATCGCTGGATAGACGGGAGAAGGCCTTACTTACGGGTAAACCGATACAAGGGGGAGGCCATCCATGGCGGCCACATGACTCCTCCAAATTCTTTCCGGCGCAGGTGGCGGCAGGAGTACCGCACTCACTGGAAACAACAGATGCGGGTTGCCGACTGGGACAACTGGCAGAACTTCCCAATGAATCGGGTCACCAGCATATACGACTGGTATTGAGATTCCCCCTTGCTCCCAAAACAAACACGTGCGATTATGTCGGCGGGAGGAGAGAGCGGATTGCTGGATTTCAAGGGAGACGGGCCGCGCATCGTAGAGGTTATCGCGTCGAGGCTTCGCACCCATGGCAGCGGGACGAAAGATGATCCAATAAGGGGGGTCATGCAGTTGTACACCAAGGATGGCCACCTGATATGCGAGATTGATACGCATACGGAAGTGGGGCGTTGTAACTACGAGGCGATGGGGCGGTTGATGAGCGGGGAGGAATATGGGCGCTGAGGCAAAAGCCGTAGTCTTTGTAGTTCTCCGCGATGCCACGCTTGGCGAGGGCGGGCGGCTGCCTGGTTCACCTTTATGCTCGCATTGAGCGCGTGGTTCTTTAAAGGGATTCAATGGTGGCTCTGTGCGCCAATGGCTCTCTCTGGCGCGTCACTCCACGGGCACATGGGAGATATCGCAAACACCGCCAAGTCTGGGACCGCAAAATGCAGTTAGCCTTTGGGAGATGAATATGCCACACGTATTTTTCAGCCAAGCGCTCGCCAACATCCACGACAGGATTTGGACCGAGCCGAACAATAAGCCCAACTTCCGCAAATCCATGGCGACGTGGGAGCGCAAGTTCTACTCCATCGGCGGCGAAGAGGTCGAGGGCAACCTGGAGGCTGCGACTGCCGAGCTCCCCGAGCGCCTGGCCGCGAAGTACCCGGATGCGGTGTATCGCGGCGAGGGTGTTGTCACCCGGACAGCGGGGATGCGGTAGCCCGCCGATCTAAGGTTCCTCGCCTCCTCAAACTAAGATCCCGCTTGACACCCAGAACATTTTCGTGTTCTCCTGTTGTCGTCAGGTGACAGGTTTGCAGTAACGTCGCGAGACAGTGATTGCAGCCCGAGCCAATCGCCGGAAAGTTCCGGCGACCCTCCACATGAGAGCGTTTCTGCTCATTCCCCGTCTCAAAAATTCCTAAGAATGGCCCACAAAAAACGTCGAGTCGTTGTGTTCATCGAGAATCCAGCCCCCGAGGGAGCGAAGTGTACCTCCATGCAGAACGCGGAGCGCTTCGTTTCCAATGAGCAGGCTGAATGGGTTAACAAAAGCACCATCCGGTTCTTCCGCACGGGTGAGCGCGAGGCGATCCAGCAGGAAATGGCCGCCCGGGTGCGGCGCATGGGCGAGGAAGAGGTCACCAAGCGCATCGCGTCATCGCGGTATGGGTGCGCAAGCTGGGGCGGAAGCACCCGCAAGGGGATTCCGTGGTTCGAGCGTGAGGCGATGATGCCGCTCAAGCCGGGGATGGTGCGGTCATGAGCGAAAGCTATAGAAATGGCATCGTCTACTCCACCTTGCCGGAAGTGGTAGAGAGATTTTGGGCACATGTATTCAAGCCGAATGACATCAAACGCGAACTCCCGGTCTTTGGCCTTCCCGGAATCCGCTATCGCGCTTTAGATGGTGCCGAACTTTACCACTGGTCAATGAAATTCAAGGAGCCTTTCCGATGAAAATGCGGCGTGACGAGACGGTCCATGACCGGATGCAGAAGAACGGCGGATTCATTGACGGCGGCGGCCACAAGATCATGAGCAACGCCGGGATGATGCCGAAAAAGCCCGCGATGGAAGGCGAAGGCGAGGAGGCAGAGGAGTCGAAAGGCCCCCCGAACCTGCGCAATGCGCTGGAGGAATCGACCATTTGCGGCACATGCTCCGATTTTGAGGGCATGTCGTGCAGCAAGTACGGCGCTCAAGTGAAATTCCACGAGGGATGTGACGACCATTCGAGTATGCGGGACGAAGAAGAGCCCGAATCCGAAGAAGCTGAACCCGCGATGGCGGAAGAGGTGTGAGTGCCCGTTTCCGTACTAACGCCCCGCGTCCAGAAGCTCGTTTGGGACGATCACGAGGCTGATCACCCCCGTGCCGGTGCTGACTTCAACGAGTGGGTCGGGCGAACTGCTGAAAAGCACGGCATTAGCAAGACGATGGTCCGGGCGGCAATCGCCCGAGAGGCCCAAGCCTTCAGTCTTCAGGTGGCCGCGCACCGCGCAACGACCGCGCAACACGTGGCCCAGACCATGGATCTCACCATGGTCGAAGTTTTCCGCACGATCCGGCAAGGGCTGGGTGCCACGCGGCGGGAAGTGCTTTACGAAGAAAGCGTGGTCGCGGTAGATGAGCCGGAAGATGCGGTTGAGGAACACGAGCGCAACGTCACTGGCGAAAATGCCTATGACGACACCGGCAAGCGCACCCGCAAGGGGAGCAAGAAGCGGCACATCAAACTCCGGCAGCCAATGCGCCGGCCGGATGGCTCCTTCGAGTACTTCGAACAGCCCGATCATAAGGCGCAGTTGATGGCAACGGATCAGTTGATCCGCGTGCTGGGGATGGAAGCGCCCGAACAGGTCGAGATGTCAATCGACCACAACGTCAAGATCAGAAACCTTAGCCAAGAAGCAATTAAGGATGAACTACGAAAGGTCGCAGAGCAGCTTAAGTCCCTCGGAATTACTGACATACGCCCAGGAGTTGGCAGCGGAGGCAGTAGCGCGCAAGGCGGTGGAAGATCCGTACTTCTGGCTGACGGAATGCACCAAGACGAAGGACGAGCAGGACACGACAGGCGATCCCTTCAAACCGTTTCCGAAGAGGCCTTACATCGAGCCACTGCTCGACGCCCTCGAAAACGAGCCAGTGCTGTTTCTGGAGAAGAGCCGAACCATGATGGCGTCGTGGACTGTGAGCGCGTGGGCGGCACACCGGATGTTTACGCGCCCAGCGACGGGAGTAGTCTTCCAGAGTGAGGACGAAGACCGCGCGGTTCACTGCGTCAATTACACCAAGATCCTATGGGATCAGAGCCTGGCTGAACTGAAAGCGCGTTGGCCTACCTACAGGGGCAAAGACCCGTGGATTCAGCCGTACTACAACTTCAAGATGGAAAACGGTAGCTGGTGTCTCGGGATTGTGGGCAACCCCGACAAGATTCGTTCGCAGCACCCCACCATCGTGGTCCTGGACGAAGCCTGCTACATCACGCGCGGCGAGGAGTCGTTCAACGTGGCGCAAGCCACCCGCTGCCATCACATCGTTTGTCTGAGTTCCGCGAACCCCTCATGGTTCCGCGAGCGCACCGAGTTTGCTTCCCCGTCCAATTGGCCTGAGTACAAGAGCAGCTTAGCCGCCTGATGCAACTTCATCCCTCTACTGGTGTCGTGATCCCCTGCCAGGGAATGCTGATGCGCCGCACCCCCCAGAATTGGGCGGTCATCCGGCTACATTACAGCGCTGACCCCACGATGCACGGCGAGCGCCTGGAGAAGGAACGCAAGCGCTACACCTCAGAAGCATGGTGGCGCAAGGAGATGGAGATCGACTACGATGCTCTCTCCGGCCAGCGTGTTTACCCCGAGTTCGACCCCGATCTGCACGTCATCCCGGACGAGCGTATCCCTCGCCGGGGTTGCCGCTACTTTGCACTCGATCCCCATCCGCGCACTCCGCACGCCATGCTGTGGCTGCTGATTGACCGCTGGAATGACTGGTATGTCTACCGGGAGTTCTGGCCCAGCCGCGCTTACGGGCTGCCCGTCACCCTCAAAGACGAGGACGTGGAAAACTCCTACACGGTCAAGGACTACGCCGAGTACATCGCGATGATCGAGGGCAATAAACTCGAATACCGCAAGGAAAATACCGACAAGGAACGCGCGCAGTACGTGCGGACGGAAGACGGCGAGCGTATTCTCACCCGCTACATGGATCAGGCCGGGAAAGCCTTCCGCGCTTCCGGGGAAGATGATGCCGCCGAGTCCTATGCCGCCCGCTACCACCGCTACGGCATCCATTGCAGCGACCCCTACAAGATCCACCGTGCCGGAATCGACGCCATCAAAAGCCTACTCATGCCTCGCCACCACGAGATGTATGGGCGCTGGCCGCGCCTGCATATCGCGGCATCCTGCAAGGAATTGATCCTGGAGTTTCAGAAGTTCCGGTACAAGCGGACGCGGTTCCACGAGGAGCGGGAACTGAAGCAGGAAGGCGTCGAGGCGCGGACCCACTTACTCGACGACTTGCGCTATCTCGCGACTGCTAACCTCCGCTACAGCAGGGGGATGGAGTCGTGAAGATCAAGATCTGGAAAGCGCCAGATGATCGCTGGAAGATTGCCGTGCCTCGCGGGAACGGCTTCGAGGTTGCCTCCGCCCTTACTTGGGAACTCGCCAAGGCGCAAGCCCGCTGGATACTACAGCATTTGAGGTCGGCATGATCATCACCGAAGAGCGAAAAGCGGAGATGATAGCTGCTGGTCTTCTCTGTAAACATTGCGGCTCCAGCATCTTTCAGCATTGGGAGCATTGGTGTTCGCATTGCGCAACGAAGCGGCGTCCCCAGTTGACCAAACGGCAACTTATCGACAAATTGGAAGCGTTGCCGGTGCCTGACGACGGGCTGGTTTGTGCCTGCGTCATGGACGGCGATTACGTCAGTGATGTTTCGACCGTTGGCGACGGAGAGGTGATACTCTCTTGACCGCAACATTAGCAAACCTAATGATGCAGACCGACTCTCCGGTCGCCATCGACAGCAATGATCACCTGTTTCCATGGGGTGCGGCCAACGACAACACGTCCTGCCTGCCATTCCTGCGGGCATGTGAGCGAATTATCCGCAAGCGCCCCATCCACTACATGGATCTCGGCTGCGCTGGCGGGCAACTGGTGCGCGAATTCATTGACGCCGACCACTTGGCCGTAGGGGTGGACGGCGCGACCGCCGCGATGCGCGAAAACTGGCAGGCAAACCCGGCGCACTACTTCGGTGCCGACATCAGCCGCCCGTTCCGCATCTCCTGCGCCACAGATTTCTTTTGGTTTGACATCATCACGGCATGGGAGGTGTGCGAGCACATCCCCGAGGATCGCGTGCCGCAGTTCTGCGAGAACATCCGGGAGCACCTGTACCCGGCGCACGGTTTGTTCGTCGCGTCGATCTCGATGCGGCCTGATGTCGTCGATGGCCACGCCTACCATGTCACCGTCAAGGATGAGGAATGGTGGCGCAAGACACTCTTGCAGAACGGGCTGGTGCCTGTACTGAGCCCCTTCCGCAAGGACGAGTACGCCCGCACGGACCCATGCTCGTGCCATGTGGTTTGCCGGAGGGCGGCGTGAACCGCAAGTGGATTCCGGAATTTTCGCTGGTGCATCCGAGCGCCCGACCAGCAGAGTGGCGCAAGACGCGCGACCTGTGGATCGAGGCGATGAGCCCCGATGGTTTTGCCGAGCACGTAGTCTGCTTCGATTGGGGATCTTGCGCGATCACGCCAAAAGATACTGAACCATCCCGGCTGGTCTGGAACTACGGAAAGCATTGCAGTGTCGATGCTACCAACGTTGCGGCGCAGTGCGCTGTCGGCAAAGTGCTGGTGGTGATCTCCGATGACTTCTACCCCTGCGAACACTGGGACCTTCGGCTGAAAGAGATTCCTGAACTGTGGGGCAATGCCCCCTGTGTTGTTCGGGTACGAACGGGTGGAACAGGTGACGACCGTGGGCTACTGACCGTCCAAATCCTTAACCGGGTCCGGTACGAACAAGTCGGGTACCTGTTTCATCCAGGATTCGTATCGATGCACTCCGATGACGAGTTCAGCATCAGGGCCGCGCAAGACGGTGTGCTTGTCGATGCGCCCGATATCCTGATGCGGCACGAGCACTGGACAACCGGGGAGCGCCCCAAGGATTCGGTGTACGAACGCCAGAATGCGCCTGCCCGCTACAAGTACGGCGCGGCACTGCTGCGCTGGCGGCAGGAAAACGGCTGGCCTGCTATGGTACCGCCGCCATTTCTTGAAGCAAGGGGAAAGATCTGATGCCACGTGATTTTGATGTCTACGGAAACAGAACCTATGGGCAGGTGAGCCAGACCCCCGGAGGCTCCCGCAGCCGGGGTGCTTTTGCTGGTCCAACAGGTGCCCGCGCATCCGGTGGCTTCGGCGTCCCGATATCCCCGCCCGGGGGCAGCCGCTCCCGCAGCTTTGTCAACGAGCAGGATCAGCCTGTGCCCACGAATGGCCCGCAGTCGGTATCGAATCTCGTCACACCACAGGACATCACGAACGGCCTGAACGGTACACCTCCGGCGACACCCTCGCCGCGATTCGCCCCAACCTCTGCGCAGACGGCGGAGAATCCCGGCCAGTGGGCGGGGACTTCCTTCGATCCGAACCGCAGCATCCAGTACACCTACGATCCCGGTGGAGCGAACTCGATGCCGCAAGGGTCTGAGGTTGTCAACGGCGAGGCGCAATACACGGGCTCGAATGGTCCGCTCGACACCACTCGCTTTACCCCACAGGGCGGGCAGGCCGATGCGTGGTACAAGAGCGCCTTCGGCAGCTCCAACCCGAACAATGTGAGCTACCTGAAGTTCGCCGACGAGCTCGGCCGCAACGCGCTTACTGCTGCGGGTGGTCAGTGGACTGGTGGCGATTCCATCGGTACGCAGCAGGCATACCTCGATTCTCAAGCCGGGAAGCAGTGGCTCTCGGGGCTTCGTACTCCGTGGGGAACCCCCATCCGGTAACTCGATCTTTCGTCCATAAATCAAAAAACCAAAGGAGATTGGAAAGATGAAAATTCCTCTAGTGATGTCGTGTGCCGATGGGCGCGTTCGTGCCCGTCGTGACGTGATGTTCGGAATCAACCCCGTCAGCAACAGTGTCGTGACGGCCAAGACAGCGGCCTACACAATCACAGGCAACGAATACGGATGCGCCTTCAGTAACGAAGGGGCGACGGGTTCCGTGACATTTACGCTGCCAACCTGCTACGCGGGTGCTGTCGTTGGCCCGATCTTCAAGATGGCAAACCAGACTCTGGTCGTCGATGGGAAGGACAGCGACACCGTGGACGGCGCTGCCAACCTCAGCAACACTGCATCCGATTCCGGCAAGGGGTTTATCGTTCTGATCGGAATCTCCGCGACCAAGTGGATGGCACACACCAAAGGAACCTGGGCCTAATCCTTCATGCCTGAGCAAGTTGACAAGAGGGCGGCTGAAGTCCTCGAACGCAAGGTTACCTCCCATCGGTACATGGAGGATAACTACTACGAGCAGTGGGTGAAAACCTATCAGGCGTACAATTGCGAACGAGAGCCGGAGAAAGACGAGAAGGGCAAGGACGACGATACCCAGACGTCGATGCACATGCCAGACACGTTCTCCTACGTGCGCCGCACCGTAGCGCGCGTTACCGCTCAGCCGCCCAAAATCAACTTCAAGGCGAAGGACCCAGAGATAGCGGAACTCATCAGCCGCACGCTGATGTACCAGTGGGACAAGGGCGAGACGCAGCGGCAGCAGAAACTGCACGTCGCACAAACGGCTATCTTCGGCTGGTCTGTCCGTGCATGGTGGTGGGAGAAAAACGACTACGTGCGCCGCAAGCGTATCGACCCCTGGACCATCAGCACCAATCCGCAGACGCTCGCCGCGATTGACAAGACGTACGGCCAAGAGATCGAGGAGCAATTTGGCGCGCCGTTGATTGCACCGAAAGAAAATTCTGCCGGGGCCTTGCCAATCGAAGCGCACAGGGATGTCGTCGCCTACTTGATGAGCACGTACAAAGGGCGTGGCAACCTGCTGAAGGTTGCGTACATGGCGACCGGGTACGAAGGCCCGCAAAGCGAAGTGATTCCAGTCTCCGATTGTTTCCCGGAGCCGCACTTTACAGGCGTTCAGAAATCGCAGAACTTTGCCGTCGTGCGCAGGCGCAGTGCTGGGTGGATCAAGAAGACGGCGAAGTGGATGGAGAGCGAAGGCTACATCGAGCAGGCCAACAATCTCATCAAGGTCATCGAGTTGTTGCCCCACGGGACCAGGCCATTCGGAAATCGCAACGGCGGAGAGAGCACGGATCTTCGGTACCGCCTCATGGAAGTAGTGGGACGTGGAAGCCAAGAGGAGTGGAACAACAAGCACACTTCCGCTCTCTGGGAAATTGTCGAGGAGTACAGCCCCGGCGAAGACCCGACCATGCGGATGGTAGTCGAGGAGAACTCGCACTGGATTGGCGAGATCCCTCTGCCTTATGACCTCGAAGGCAAGATCCCATTCACCGAAGCGGTGTTCATCGACAACCTCTACGGTGGCGTTGGCGACAGCACGGTACGTATTCTTCGCGGGTTGCAGGAGTTGCACTCGCGGAACGCCTGTCTGCGTACGGATCTGGCCGATACCATTGCGCGCCCGTACATGATCACGAACGACGAGGAGTTGTACGAGGATGCGCCAAGTCGGCTGAGACGCGGCAAGGGCTTCCGTCTATTGCTTCTGAATGACGGGCGAAGCCTCAATGTTCTCCCCGAACAGGCAGCGATGGCGGCAGTACAAAGCTCTCTTGGTGATGAGAGTTCGCTTCAGCGGGCATGGATGGGGGCGACCGGAGACAACAACATGTCGATGGCGGCAAACGTTGACCCGCAGCAGAACCGCACGGCTACGGGTTCCCGCATCGCTGCCTTCAACCAGGACATCCTGACGAAGGACCTGAACGACATGTTCGGCATGTCCTCGCTGCAACCGGATGCGGAGATGATGTATCTTCTCAACCGCTCCGAGTTGAATGAGCCGATTTATTTCGACGCCGCACCCTACAACCGCAACTACTCTGTCGAAAGCGATCCGTACCGCGAATCCTGGCAGAAGGCTGAGCCGCTGATGTTCCAGATCGACGGAGAGATTGTGGTGGAATCTGGTTCGACGCTGGCCGACGACGACGAGATTAAGCAGCAGCGCGCAACCAATCTTTTCCAGATGTTCCGTGGTGCCCCTAACGTAAATCAGGACACGCTCCGCGATCAGGTACTGATCGGAATGGGCGAGGGAAAGAATTTGCAGAAGTGGGCACAGCCGCAGCAGCCTCCGCCGCCTGACCCGAACAAGGCATCGACATCGTTGTCCATCAAGGGAGAGGACCTCACTGTCCCAGCGGGAATTAAACTCGCGGTATTGCAGTCGGCCAATGTGCCGGTTCCCCCCGAGGTTGCACAGCAGTGGATAGCGCAGACCGCTCCGATGGATCAGCCTCTGGTTCCGTCCGTGTCGCCTCCAAGCGCGCCGGAGCCAGCCGTGGCGGGCGCTCCGCAACCTCTTCCTCCTGCGCCGCCCGCCGCACCTATTCAAATGCAGGGGCCTCCTCCTGAGCCGAGCGCCTACGCCGCCGCCAAGGGGATGCCACAGCAGGTATGACGACCGCCCAGTCCGCTTTGATGTACCAGCTTACCCGGACGCAGGATTTCATGGACGCCATGAATAGCATCTGCGAAGCGCGGGTGGATCGGTCTTATCAAGCCATGGCCGCCTACATCGACAGGGGTGACCTGAACGGGGCCGCGATTTCGCGCGGCGAGGCCCGCGCATGGGGCGATGTCGTAAGAATTCTGGAGCAAGTGGCCAAGCATGCCAAGCCAGATAATTCGTGAAAGGCGCGCGGGACCACTCGCGCGACGTGACCAATGCAGAACCAAACACAACAGGGCGGGGACCACTCCGAATCTGTGACCATCGACAGCATCTTTGACGATCCCACTGAAGGGGATGCTGGAGAGGGGACCGAACAGGCCGTTGCGCCCGAAGCCGAAGAGGGCATCGACAGCGATACCTCAGAGGGAGAGGAAGAGCAACAGGCCGCAACCGATGAGACTGCCCCAGAGGAAACTGGCGCACCGAAGAAGCTGACGGCGGAGACGCTTGCCAACGAGTACGGGCTTGACATCAACAACCCGCGCGACCGCAAGATCATCGACCGGATGCTGGAGGACGCCAAGGCGCGCGGTATCAGCGAGAAGCGCGTAGCCGATGGGCAGGACTACATCAAGAAACTTCAGGAGAAAGTTTCCCAAGGCGACTACTTTGCAAAGCTGGAGCGCAACCGCTTCCAGCAGGACAAGGAAAAGCCGCAGCAGCAAGCCGCACCGCCACCGCAGACGCAGCAGCAGGGGGACCGCTCCCAGCCGCAGGCGCACAAGTGGAACGACGGCTGGGATCACTGGCAATCACCGAAGGATGCGCAGCGCGAATACGCAAAGGCATGGGAAGAGGGCGACGAGGAGAAAGCGGCCAATATCCAACTGGCGATTAACAACCGCTGGTACAAAGACGCCGTTGACCCGTATGTCCGCGACCTCATCCGCAAGGAAATCGAATCTCGCGTCGGGCCAGTGTTGCAGAAGGACCACCAACTGCAACAACAGCAAGACGAAGAGGATTCCCGCGTCGAAGCGTTGGAGACCCTTAAGCAGGACTCCGATATGGCGAAGCTGCTCGACGAGATGTTCGAACACGATGGCTCCACCGTTGACCTCAACGGGCAGAAGGTTCCAGGCAATGCCATATGGAAGCTACTGAAGGAGAACCCGTGGATCATGAAGATCAAAGCCGAGGGCAGGAATCCGCGAGAAACGTTCCGAAAAACATGGGCAGAGCGCTATATGACGATGGCGCAACTGCACATGCGCGCAAAGCAGCAGTCCACCATCTCGACCGAGAAGGGCAAAGAGATCTTCGAATCCGGCGCTAAGACGGCAAAGGATCAGGTCGAGAAAGATCGCATTCGCCAGACGATCAACAAAGGGAACTCCAAAGGCAAGTCGCGACCGTTGTCCGACGACGAGAAATTTGTAGCTGAGATCAGCGCCACAAGTGGGACGGTGGGGATTTCGGCAAGCTCCCTATTCAAGTAGGGACACACCCAAACAGGAGTTAAACCATGGCCCAAGTTGCGGGCATGCGGTCCACCGCCCAAATCATTTCCGAAGCACGTAATGTGCGAGATGTAGCTCCCGATATTTTCTATCTGGAGCCCGAAGAGCAGCCGCTTCTGACGATCTTGAACAAGCTCAACAAGAAGAAGCCCTGCTACAGCACCAAGTTCACCTGGTTCGGCAGCGACACCACTGCTCGCTGGACGCAGGTTGACAGCACCACGGTTACCACGACCGGTACCGCCATCGGCGTTGTCGATGGAACGCTGTTCCGCGTGGGTGATCTCGTCGCAATTCCGAAGTCTGTCGATGTCTCTACCGCCCCGGAGATCGTCCGCGTTATCGACAAACCAACCGCAAACGCTCTCACCGTCGTCCGCAATGTTGGCGGTTCCGGCGCAGCCACTATCGCGGCCAGTTCCTCGCTGACCTTCGCAGGTTCGGCCTTCGAGGAAGGCGCGGCGTTCTCGGCCATGAAGTCCACCATCCCGGTGGAATATACCGGCTACACGCAGATCTTCCGTACGCCGATCAAGCTCACCAAGACCTCGATGGCAACCCGCGTTTACGGCAAGGAAGAACTTCGCCGTCTGCAATGGGAGAAAGCGAAAGAGCACAAGATCGACCTGAACCGTGCATTCTTGTTCTCCCGTCCCTCGGAAGACACCACTGGTGGTCCGACCGGACAGCCGATCCGTACCACGGATTCGCTGTTCAACAAGATCACCACGAACGTCACCAACGCCAACGGCACGCTGACGCCGCAGACTATCGAGAACTTTTCGCGGCAAGCCTTCCGCTATGGCAAGTCGAAGAAAGTTCTGATCGCCTCCCCGATCATCATCTCGGCTTTCCACGAGTTCGCCAAGTCGCATCTGAACTTGGCTCCGAACGACACCCAGTACGGAATCAACGTATCGAAGGTTGTTACGGGCCATGGTCAATGGCTTCTGGTTCGCGACTGGATGCTCGAAGATGGTGTATCCGGCCAGAACGGGTTCGGCGGCAACGCCTTCTCGCTCGATCTCGACCAGATCACCATCCGGTATCTGGCCGACAACGGCATCAACCGCGACACCAAGTACCTCACGGACGTGCTTCAGGACGGCGGCGACTACCGCGCCGACGAGTACCTGACCGAGTGCGGCCTGATGATCAACCAGGAAAAACATCATGCCCGTCTCTACAACGTGACGGGATACTCCGCTTAACCATCCGCCAAGTGCGGCTTTCCCACTCAATGGAGGGGCTCCTCCCCTCCGTATTTTTCACGAGGAGCAAATGAGTACAGCAGCAGTAGCAACACCCGCCGAAAAGAAGACATTTTTCTGCCTCCGCCCCCACTATCAGGTGTGCATCAAGCATGGCGAGAACATGCTCACGCCGAGTGGGAAAATGGCCCGCTTGGGCGAGAAGCATCTGGAGTTCTCCCCGACCGCTGGGCCTGACAAGAAATCCTATGGCGTCATCACCACATCCGACCCCGACAAGCTCGCGTGGCTGGAGGAGCAGATCGCCAATGGTAACGACGAGATCATGACCATGGCGCAGTTCCAAGTCCACACGACTCCCGCCGAAGAGCGCGCCGCTGCGTGGGAGCGCATCGCCCAGGAAAACAAACGGCAACTTGGCCACACGAACCAGTTGCTCGAAGACCTGAAGCAGCAGAATCCCGAAGCCTACGCGAAGTTGCTCGCAAAGCAAAAACGATGAGCCTGATCCAGACATTCGTTCCGAGCTATCGGAACTCGGATTCGATCTGTGGCCAGATTATCGAGCACGCCATCGGGCGGGCGGGCGAAGCGGGTCACACGATCGTGAAGCAAACCTACGCCTCCGCGATGGTGGATGTGGCCCGCAACAAGTGCCTGATCCACGTAAGCGACCAGTGCGAGTTCATCCTGTTCATCGACGACGACATGAAGCCAGAGCCGCAGGCGATCAACAAGATCGTGGCTCTCAATCGCCCCATCGCCAGCGCTCTCTGCACTTCAAGGACGGAGCCGGTGCAACTGGCCCTGAAGAAGTGGGATCGCGTGAAAGAAGAGTTCAGCAATTGGGATGACTACGCACCAACCTCCGTCATCGAAGGGGACTATGCAACCGGTGCAGCTTTTCTCTGTGTGCGGATGGACGCAATGAGGGAACTCGTCGGCTACCATCTCGTGGCTCAGGACTGGCTCGACTGGAACCGTAAGTTGCTCGACCGCCTGCACGTGCGGAAGGAGAACCGCGAGCAAGAGCGTGCCCGCAAAGAGGCACTGCGGCGTAAGAATTACGAGCAGCAGGGATTGCTCCGGGTCTTCGAGACGGAAGTGCATGACGGCAGCGATAAGCGCCTCGGAGAGGATCTGATCTTCTGCTGGCGAGCGCTGCAACTTGGCATCCCGATTACGGTTGATCCGACGATCCGGGTGGGGCACACCGGGCAACGCGATTACTACGTCGAGGACTACATGCCTCCGAATCACTTCAAGCAGTTCGAGAACCTCTCGACGAAAGAACTTGGCCTTGAGGAGCTAACGGCGTGACCACTGCCGAAATCGAATCGATGGCAGATCCGTCTTCCGCTGCCACGGCGGACCTGAACCTCAAGCTGGAGTTGCGCCACCGCGTCATCCCGGAGTTCTTCGAGGATGTCGGGTACGTGGCGTGGCGTCGGCGTCCGTACACCGAGGCCCTGGTTGCTGGCAACCAGTATGTCGATGCGGCTGAATCGACGTGGCTGTTCGGCCACATCAAGGAAGCCTACATCTCGCCGTACTGGACGGTTCCGCTGGAATACATCGGGGAAGACCCGGTTGAGGTGCTGAAGGCCAAGGCCAACACTACACCGGGAAGGCCGACAAAGTTCTACCTGGAGTCGAGCGGGACGCGCTTCGAGCGTATTTCGTTTGATTGCCCGGCCGACCAAGCCTACACGGTGGCGTTGACCGTGGACATACACATCAAATGGCCCGACAACACCAGCAGCGTCGATCTCGATCCCTATATCCCGCCACAATTCCAGGCGGGGCTGGTGGATGGCCTGCGGCGCTTCGTCTACCGTGAGCGCTTTGGCATTGGCGATCAGCGCTTTCAGGAGGCGGCAGAGGCATTCGAGCGATGGAAGACGCGCGCCAACAAGTCGAAGGAATTAGCCCGATCCGATAAGCCCAAGTTTGCACGATGAGCCAGCAACGCAAGCCGTACACTGAGTACGAGTTCCAGGGTCTTTACCTTGCGAACAACCCGCTAACGCGGCCACTCGGAACAGCGAGCGACATCACCAACATTCGGGTAATGCCGGGAAACTGGTTGCGCCTGAAGGGCGGACGCAAGGCGCGGGTGAATTTGACGAATGCCGTGCGGGTAAACCACTTCATCAACCCAACCATCAACTCGGCGGTGGGCAACGACTACGCGCTGGCGCATGTGGAGTACGGCAGTTCAGTCAGGAAGATGTGCCGGCTGAATCTCACCGATTGGACCGTGGATGAGACAGGGCTGGAAACCATTTCCAACAGCTACGAATCGACGTACTTTTATGCCCATGCAGTGCTGTCCGATTCTGTCATCTGGGACAACGGAAAAGGGTGCTCTGAGGCCTCGCTGGTGCCCGTCCCATCCCTGACGCAATGGCAGCCCGCTTCCACCGTGCGGTACTTCGGGCTTGATTGCCAGCGGAACGGAGGAGTCACCGTTTCATTTGCGTCAGGTGGCAGCGGCATCAATTCGGTAACGTCTAGCGTCAAGATCTACGTTGGCCTGCACAACACTGCGACCCAACACTACAGCAATGGAATTCTTCTCGGCACGCTAACCGCAAGCGGAGGGACCGGAGAGATCTCGGTAACCGGGTTGAATAACATCGGCTACCCCACACACGGCGCCACAGAGACAGGCGAACTGCGATGGGTCTTCTACGCAACAATCGACAACGCGGCGGTTCCGTACCTGATCCTCAACGCTGGGCTGGATGGGCCGTTTACGGTAGCGGTGACGAGCAACACGGCGGATCTCGACATCGTGAGTGGAACGATCAACGGCTGGGTGCTGGACACCACCAAGGAGATGCCGACGCGCAACTACGCGCCACGGCGAATGCGCAGTATCGCCTATGCGAGCGGTCGGCTCTACGGCATTCTGTCACCGACATCGAACGTGTCTGGGCTTGGGCTCCGCTTCCAGATTGCGGCCAATGAACTGTACAAAGTCATCTGGAGCGATGCGGCAGGTTCGGTGCAGAATCAGGACTATCTGGGTGACCCGCTGCAATCGTGGCCTTCCTTCAACGCTAGCGACGTGCCTGGCGGCGAGCGCCCGCTGGTTGTGTACCCGGCTCCAAACCTCGCAGAGGTGATGGTCTTCACGGCCACCAAGGTCTTCATCCTCCGGGAACAGGCCGATGGCGTGCATGATTGGGACACCATCAGCAACGAGCATGGCCTCGATCCATCGGCTTGGTATCGGGCCGTGTGCCGCACTCGCCACGGTGTCGTATGGGTCACACAGAACAGGCAACTTGCAATCTACACGAACGAGGGCGAGTTCAAGATTCTGAGCCGCGATTACGATGCCGCATCGAATGTGTCGAGCAATACGCTGGCCCTCTCTTCGATCAGCTACGTCTACGATCCAATCAACCTGATCGATCAGGTGCAGGTGTATCGCGGGCTCTCGGGCAACAGCGTCTCCTACACGCACGATTTTGAAACAGGGGCATGGACGTGCTCTGAGCCTCATACGGTATGGGCGGCAGGGATGCTGTCGCGGCAAGGCACCTACAGCGCAGAGAAACACTTTGTGATCGCCGCTTCTGGCGCGGGAGGCTCCGGGGCTGGAGTCTACACCGTTGGCGGGCAAGTCGATCAATCGGGCCTGGAAGTCACTTACGACGAGGTGTTTGCCGGGGCAAGCGGATCAACCAAGAACACGCAGGAATTGCCTGCTGCAAATTTCACGACGAACTGGTTCACCTTCAACGATCCGAACTGGCGCAAGGAAATTCAGTTCGTGGACCTCATCGGGGACGCGGCGGTCTACGATAGTGCTCCGACTGGAGCCATCAGGATGACATGGTTCTACGCCATGGATAACAATACCGCAATGATCGTGGGGCCGACGAAGACTACGCAGGAAGGGGCGGGGGACTACTACTACCGCTTCAAGATCTCGCAAGGTCACCGATGGGCATGGAAGTTCAACTTTTATCTGTACGGCCACTACGCTTCGCGCAGCACCTTCCCTCGACCGGGGCAAGAAGGGCTGCAATCCTCGGGCAACTTCTACGGCGCTATCGCCGCCATGATGATTCACCACACAGCGGCAAACGAGAACAGGCTGTAGCGTGAGCATCACGAGCAAAATTGAGAGCGCGACAGACAGCCGCGCTGGGCAACTTGCCGCTCGCCTTACGACACTGACGGTTCGCAGGCCGGATGAACCGCGAAACTTCGCAGGCTCTTATCCGGGGTACCTCTCATGGACACCCCCGCAAGAGAAGAACTTCACGCACTATCGGCTGAGGATCGACCACGATGACGCAGACCCGGATTACGAATTCACCGCTGGGCAACTTGGCATCCAGCTATTCATTGGGTCGCGATTTTTCCTCACGACCTACAACGACACCAACGGCCTGGAGAGCGGACCCGCTGTGCTTGAATACGACGCGGCGGGGGATCTCACAACCGTCATCACTGGCGGATCAGGGGAAACGGAAGTGACAGCATACTACGAAATGACTTCGGGGCCATACGCGATCCCCTGCACGCCGAGCCCGCAGAGCGGCATAGAGTTGATCGTTTTCTTGAAGCAGGACGCAACCGGGGGGAGAACGCCTTCCTGGGCATCGTGCTTCAAGAATGCTCCAACAACGGAGATCGACGGAACAGCATCCACCCTGTCCATGGTGGGCTTTTCTTACTACGGAGGTTACTGGTGGCGAAAGTCCTTAGAAACTGGCTTGCCGGATGTGCCGTAGCGGTCTGCCTGCATGGGCAGAGCAACGACTTCAGGCGTACGCAGATCTCGATCATCCCATCGGATACCGACGCGGCGGTTGGCGTGCTCAACTTCTACGAGCTTCGCGCCAACGGCACGAACTACTTCCGGTTCAAGCCTCCAACCAGCATCGCGAGCAATGTGACGCTGGAACTGCCGAGCGCCGCACCGTCTGCTGGCCAGTGCCTCGGGTACGTTAGCTCCACGGTTCTTGGGTGGGTCACATGTGCAGCGGGCAGCGCCATCACGAGCATCGAAGGACAGACCGGAGCCACGCAGACCTTTGGCGACGATACGAACGTCACGATGGTGTCGAGCGGAAATGTCCACACGCTGACGTGGGCGGGGACGCTGGCGAAAGCGCGCATGGCTGCCACGACTGTTCATACCGACCAAGCGAACACGTTTTCGACAGGTTTGCAGGATTTCAGCGCCGCGACCTTGAAGGTGCCGATTGCTGCGGGGTGCGCACCGTCTACTACCGGACTGCTCTGCGTGGACTCCACCAGCCACACGCTGGAGATTGCGCTGAACGGGGCGAACAAAACCTTGGCGTTGATCGATGGAAATATCGCCACAGCGACAGCCCTTGCGGTTAATCCAACATCTTGCCCCGGAGGGCAATTTGTTTATGACATTGCTGCGGACGGAACCTTGACATGCTCCGTTCCTACAGGGAGCGGGGATGTTTCTGGTCCGGCGACTCACGCCGATGCATACGTGCCACAGTGGAATAACGCCAATACGCGACTGTTGAAAGAAGGGCTCGCGGTAGCATCCACGGCCACTGCCGATACTCTCGTCAAGAGAGATTCCGGTGGAAGCTTTGCGGTTACGGTGCTTACGGCTTCCAGTGTCGGTTCCGGCGTGATTACCGTTACGGCACCTTCGGATACTCCTACGGGAATATTTCGAAGGAGCACTTCCGCACAAACTAGCAAGCTGGTGTCGTTTCGTACCGAGGGAGATGTTGAACTGTCCTCAATCGACAAGGACGGAAAGTTCCCCGCCACAATGCTGACCGGGAATATTCCCGCCGCCAATTTCAACGGCGGAACGGGTGCATCAATGAGCACCTTCTTGCGCGGTGACATGACGTGGGCAACTCCCGGAGGCAGCGGAAATGTGAGTGGCCCAGGCGCAAGTACTGACACTTACTTTGCTCGCTGGAACGGCTCAAGCGGCACGCTGCTTGGCGCGGGAATCGCAGGAGCGAGTACCACGGCAACGGCCAGCACTGTCATGCTGCGGGACAGCAACGGCGCGTTCCTCGGCTACGACAAGGGCGGAATCGTCTACGACGCCCGCGCCTTCGGCTCGATCAACACCTCATGCGGCGCAGATGCCCGCACGGCTGTACAAGCGGCTATCGACTACGTGCAGGACAGCACCGGGGGCGTGGTGCTCCTGCCTGCCGGATGCATTCTCATCAACAGCCAGATCAGCCAAGGTAACGGCAGCACGTCGGCAGACAGCACCAAGAAAGCGGTAATTCTCGTAGGCCACGGAATGGCGGCGGCATCGAGCGATACTCCTGGAACAGAACTTCGCTGGGGCGGCGGCAACCAAGGCTCCCTGACCTACATGGTCAAGATGTCGGGACCGGGGCATGGCGGCGGTATCAAGAACATGCTGATCAATGCCAACAGCGCGACCAACGTAAGCCTCATCGATTGGCAGCAGTGGGGGCACGGCGTCATCGAAGACGTGACCCTGCAAAGCGCGAGCGGCGGGGCGGCGATCCGCTTCCACATCGTTAGAAGCTCTGGCCGTACATCTTCGAACAACAGTATTCGCAATTTGACCATCAATTCTCCAGGGACCAACGGAGAGGGGGTGTACCTCACAGGGTGCGATGCCACTCTTCCCGCTGGCTGTAGTTCCTCGTGGGGCATCGACTCGGCGTCCAACCGCTTCTACGGTGGATCTTGGTGGGGAACAAACTACGCCCTGAAACTTGAGTACGCGGATGCGAACGTTTTCGACGTGGCGCAGTTCCAGATCACGGGCAGCATCACTTCCACGACCTGTGGAATCGTGTTCGCACAGAGTGCGGTTAGCGCGTTTTATCCGCAGGGAAACTTTTTCTACGGCGCAATGACCGAAGGGTACTGCGGAACAATGGGAACCGGAAATGTTCCGAACCACTTCCTGCCCCTTGGCGAGTGCGATGATGCCACCTACTGCAACCCGAAGACGGCAACAACCGTAGGAACAGCGCCGTTCGTCATCACCGCCAACAACATCAACGATTCCGTCCGGGGGCTCTATGGGCAGGGTGGCCGCAGCAACAGCGCGAGCGGCATGGACACCGTGTTTTTCCTGGACAACAACAATGCGGGCCACGATGCAACTGGGGTCCTGGAGTTCCGCAAGAGCGGCGCGGAGCAGTGCAAGATTCGTGGGCGCGCCAATGACGGTTTTGAGTTCTGGTGCAATGCGGACGGCGGCGGGTTTGCCATGACGAAGCAGATGTTCATCACATCATGGGGCGAGTTCAACCTGCGCTCTATCTCTCGATCCACACTGTCCAGCTACAACTCGAATCAAGGATCGCTGGTGCTATGCGTGGACTGCGCCAAGGATTCATCGTGCAGTTCCAGTTCTGGCACCTATGCGATGGCATTCAAGAAAACGTCCGGTATCGGCCTATCGAACTGGACTTGCAATTTTCAATGAGGAGGAGCATGAAATACGTTTTGTTCGCACTGATCGCCGCGATTCTGTCGGCGGAAAAGAAGGAAGAGGCTGCGCCGTCCCTGACGGATCAGGAGAGGGCAGGGCTCTACTACATGCTGTGGCAGCAGGAATCGGCCGAGGCGCGGCTGGCTGCTGCGCAGATGGCTACCAAAGATGCCTGTGCTGCCGTGCCTGCCTGTGCAGCGGCTGCGGCTGCGGAGCTAAAGGCAGAGGCTGAAGCGCAGACGCACCGAAAGAACGTGGCTGCCGCGTTCAAGCCACTTGAAAAAGAGGGCTGGGAATTGACGCAGCAGTTGACGTACCGGAAGAAAGAGCAACCGCCAGCGCAAGCGAAGAAGTGAACCGCTTTCGGAACCAGATCTTCATCGTGCCGTTGATGTGGGTCTTTCTCTGGTGGTTGCCGGAAGCAGTCAGATGGATCATGGAGGTTTTTAAAAGATGAACTGGAAAGCATGGCTACATGGGTTGACGAGCGCATTTGTTGGCGGTGCCGCAAATAGCATCTCCGCGATGGTGATCGACCCGAAGGAGTTCAACCTCCAGGAAGGCTTGCCGAAGGTGCTCACTATGTGGGGCGTATCCGGCGTCATCAGCGCCGGGTTGTATCTGAAGCAAAGCCCATTGCCGAGGTTCAACGGTGATTCTGGTGCCAGCGAATCTGACCGCTGAGTGCCCATACTGCCATGTGGTGCTCACTGTGATCATCGGCTCCTACGTGGGCACCCGTCGCGGTGGTTGCGTGCATGTCGCGGAAGTGCCCCGGATCGACGAGCAAGTCTACGTGGCTTTCGAGGAAAAGAAATGATCACCACCTACTGGGCAGCGAGATTGCGGGCGGTCATCATCCTGGCCGCCATCGTGGTAATCGCGGTGGGGATCGGAGTATCCCTTGCCCAAGACCATGACCAGAGGGAAGGGGTTCGGACATCTATCGCCCTTCAAGGAGAAAAGATCTCGTCTCTGGAAGAGTGGCGCAGGCAGCTGGAGCGAACCCCCGAGCGCTTGGCCACGCTGGAAAGCCAACTCGAAAACCAGACATGGATGATGCGCGCGCTGTTGGCCGGAATCGCCGCACTTCTGGGTGAGATGTTCGTCCGGCTAGCCAAGAAGTCCTAAAGGAGGAAACGACTCATGAGTTTACTAGTAACGCTACCGCTACCTGGCGCAACAATCACGCAGGCACAGATTGACGAACTGATGCACCGTAAGGTCATCGCCCCCGGCATTATGGCTTTCCACGCCATCGACGGGCTTGCGCAAAAGAACGGCGGATCTCTGACAACCATCCCGGCTGGAGCACCATACCCGAAGCGTTGGGCGGATTTCACCGGACCCGGACAGTACATCACCGTCGATGGCTTTCTGGACACCAGCAACCCGGCAACATGGAGCGATTTCACGATGACCGTTGTGGGCCTCACTATCGCGCGATTCTGGCAGGAACGGGCTACTGCCAAGGACCCGGTTTTCGCTCGTATCCCGCGCCTCGTCATCCGCGATATCGACACTCCTACCGCGATGAATATGTGGGAAGACGTTGGCCGGAAACCCGGCCCACGCACAGTGACTCCGTATGAGGCCCCATACCCGCTAGCCAAATCGAACACGGAGGGATGGTCATGGCCCACGTCGCAAGGGCTACGCTTCGATCCCGTGTTTCCGGGGTTGGTGCAGGCATTCGACTACCAAGAGTATGGCAAGGAATACCCGTTGATCTACAGCGTCGGAGTAGGCGGAGGCTCAACCACAGGAAAGGCCGTCATTAAGGCGGGGCAGGAGAAAGCCTTTTTCATGGCGGCCGGCGCTGCATATTGGGCCTCCGATCCTGTCGCGGCTGCGGCGCAAATCCTGAACCAATTCGTGGAGGTGAAGTAGATGACACAAGAATTTCAAGAACTCGTGATTGCGAAACTCAACGCCATCGCCAAAGCGGTGGCTCCGCGCGAGGGGAATATGGGGCTGGTAGGCACAGACAAACCGCCCGTCGTTACAGTGCCACTCCCCCATGAGATCGTCGCTAACCCCGCGAAGTACGACGGCACATCGTACGACCCAATCAAGCGCGATTTCCGCATGGAGAACACTGTCGTGATCTCCCGTTTTGAAAGCATGCACAAGGCTGGCGAGTTTGCGGGAGGGACATTGCAGGATTGGGCGCGTGTGGATTTCGCGGGCTGCTGGCGCTTCCTGCAAAGCCAATACCCCGGCCTCGATGTCAACAAACTGTCCGCATCGCAACGCGCATTCCTCGGCCTGTAAATCCCGCAAGGGGAGGTGAACCATGCCCGCATTTAGCCCAACAGAAGCATATAAAGAATCCGCAGGCTTCAGCCGTGAGTACGCAAACTGGAATTTCCAGCAGTACAAAGACTGGTTGAACCGGATGCAGGAGTCGGGGGCGATTGCTGATCGTCTCCGCACGCAACTGGAAGCGTACGCACAGCGGCAGATCGAGGAAGGGTTCGCCTCCCCGCAAGACATTGGCGCTATTGCCGAGCAGATCATGCCGGGGGTGGAAGAGGCGATCACCCGCAACCGTGGGCGGCTCGAAGATGTGCAGCAACTCTTCAATGCCCGCACGATGCCCGCCGATGTCATGTCTCGTATCAACGAGAGCATCCAAGGGCAGGCTGAAGATATCGTCCGCACTGGCGAAGGGCAGCAGGGCGAGATCGACAACCTCTACAGCCGCACGTCTGGTATCAACGAGGCAACCTCCGGGGAAGTCGTCAACAACATCGGAGAGACGGCGCGCAGTCTTCAGGGTGGCGTCAACGATTCCTTTGGCGGAATGCGGAGGACGAATGCCGGGGTACGCGACCGTATTACCGGGGCAACCAATCGTACCTACGATGACCTTGGTGGCCGCAACAGCCAAGTAGCACGCGATCTGCTGGATTCCGGCGAGGCCGCTTTTGACGAGATGGGGCGGCGGCGGGATACTGGCTACAACAAGCTGCGGAGCGATCTTGACAGCACGGTTGGCGGGCTGGAGGGTGGAAGTAAGGGGACCACAGACGAAATCCTTGCGCGCGCCGCAGGCATGTACGGCGGGGCCAAGGGCGATACCGCTGGCACCTTCAAAGATCTCGAAGGGTCTTCCGTTGAAACCTACGACGCCGCACTAAAGGACGCCGAAGGTCTGCGGCCCAATAGCGAGTTGCAGGTTGCCCGTGTTGCCCGCTCCTATGCGCCCGCGATGGCTGCGGCTGCTTCCAGGCTGCGCCGCCGAGGACTGAGCGTCGGAGATCCGCAGTTCGATACCGTGCTGCGGGAAGTGGAAGCTGATCGCGCCAGAGGCATGGATGACGCCGCTGCCGCTTCTGGCGAGCGCGCGGTAGATCGCATCAACGAATTGCGCATCGGTCGGCAGACGGCCAGCGAGAGGCTCAAGACGGGGCGGCTGGATCGCACGACCGACCTCTCTCTCCGGGAGCAGGACCAGTACGCAGAGGAAAAGAACGCGCTCCGCGACATCCTGAACAACTTGGGACTGAGGAAGTTTGCCGAGTCGAAGGATCTTGGGCTTTCGCAGATGAGCGATGCCGAGCGGCAATTGCTCAACCGGGAAGCGATGCGGCAGGGGTTGAATCTTGGTGAACTGGAACGCGGTATCACCCTTGAGCAGAACAGACTCAATGCGGAGACGGAAGCCGAAGACCGGGCGCTTGGACGGGAACTTGATCTTGGTGTCGGGCAATCGGACAGGGTGACCCAGATCGGGGATACCGCTGGCCGCGATTACCGCACCGAGTTGACTCGCCGGGGAGCCGACCAGCAGCGCATCGAAGGGGTGCGCGCCGGAGCCAACCTGGATCTTGCGGATCGCCAACTTGACCGCACGACGGACTGGCGTCAACGGCAGCAGCAGTCCGAATTGCTCAACCGGGCAATGGAGCAGGAAGACTTCGAGACGGCCGCCCGCATTGCCTCACAGATGAACGGCGAGGAGGTGAGCGCCATTGATCTTCGCCGCCAACAGTACGAGCAAGGTCGCGATTGGGTGATCGACAACTACACCCGGCAGGACGCCGGAGCCGCGAACGTCGGCAACTTGTACGCCCGCGAGGGGCAGCGGGAGCAGAATGCCGCACAGACGGCGCGTGGATTCGGGCAAGATGCGGAAGCAGCCTACAATACTACCCGCCAGCAGGAAGCAGGCAAGGGCGGATGGGGAACGCGATTGATTCTTGGCGCAGCACAGGTTGGCGCGAACTTCATCCCCGGAGTTGGCCCAGCGATATCCCAAGGGATCGGGATGGCAAGCAATGCTCTGCAAGGGTCTTCCGCGATGGGAGGCGGCGGATCTGGATCATCCGGTGGAGGAGGCGGTCAATATGGCCAAGCGGGGGCCAACCCTTACGACTTCGGATGGGTGATGCCTGCCTACCAAGCCGCCCGCAGCACGGCGATGGTGCGCAATGGGACCGGCGTGCAAAGCCCAGCAGCCACGGCTGGATACCAGACGCCGCAGTATCGCATCGGCACGCAGCCAGCCGCAACGCCGCCCTTTGTGCAGCAGCCGCAATCTCGCTGGAACGTTACCTATGGAGGTTAACCGATGGGAATCCTGAACTCTATTGGTCGAGCCGGCAAGAACTTCTACCAGAGCGGCGCTCTGCCGGAGATGATTCGTGCGGGGCTGGTGGCAGCGGCGAGCCCCACGCGCGGGGCCGTAGGCACGGCTGGCGATATCTTCGGGGCACTCGGGGCCGTCGATGAAGACCGCCAGCGGCGGCAGGAGATGGCACGCCAGCGCCAGGTGCAGCAGTTGGGATTGGAGCGGCAGGCGGAAGAGGATGCACGCGCCGAGCAGTTGAACAATGCGCGAGTGGAGGAGTACCAGACGCGGGCGGATTACAACAAGCGGAGGGGGACGCAGCAGTCGGCAAAGGGTGTTCCTCCCACCAAGTTGCAGATCTACAAGGAAGCGTTCGATCACTACAAAGGGCAAGGCTTCTCCGATGACGATGCGCACGTAGAGGCACGGTCAATTGCCCTCGGGACCGCTTCACCGGAGCTATACAACAAACGCACCCCATCGAGCGACTCTGCTCAACTGAACAGAGAGTTGGACACTTGGCGCAAGGACCCCGCACTCCAAGAGCAATACCCGAAGTTTGAAGACTACTACAAGTCCATCGGCATCGGAGCATCAAAGGCGGATACGGCAGGTCAGGTAACCACGGCAAAGAAGAAGGCCGAGATTCCTTTCTTGATCAAGCGTCCAATTGCCGGTGACGACCAGTACTATGACCAGAAAATCACTTTGAACCCAGAGGGGACCGGGGTAGATGTGTCATACCCCGCAACCGGCATCAAGACGCGCCAGTCTTCTCCCGGAAAGCCTCCCCGCCCAAGGATTCAAGTCATTACGGGAGATGACGGGAAGGCGTATCGTGTTCCGGTTGATGGGGGAACTGCGACCCCGGTAGAAGGATTCACGCCGCGAAAAGTCGGCGGAGGGAAATCGGACGACCTGAAGCAGCAGTTGATCCAGAGTTTGACTGGGGGCGGAGCAAGTCCCAAGCCGCAGCCAAAGATATCGGTAGGTCAAACAGTGAAGCTGAAAAGCGGCCAAACGGTAACGATCAAAAAAGTAAATCCTGACGGCACCTTTGAATACTAATGCCAATCGCACGACTGGATGACATCGAAGATCTGGCTCCCGCCCATGTCGCCTCCATTGGAGACATCGAAACCGTCGTCGAGCGGAAGCCTGACCCTAAGCCGCCATCTTTGCCATTTTTGCCGAAGCTGCCATCGGCCCCTGTTCCGAGCGGATTAAAGCGCGGACCGCTGGATGATGCGGTCGATGTGCAGATGCGTCAGATCCAGCCCGCGATTGACGCCGGGAAAAAGGTTGCGGAGTTCAGCCAGGAGGGTGGCCGTGAGGCAAAGGCTGGCTTCGGTCAGTTGACAGGCAGCGGCAAGACTCTGCCAGAGCGAGCAAAGGGCATGAGTCGTATGCTCCGTGGCGGGGCGCAAGCCGTCGCTCCGGCGCTTGCTGTGCCACTGGCGGTCGCTGCGGCAAAAACGCCTGTCCCGGTACTGGCGACGATGGGCGCAGGCATGGCCGCACAGTACGGTACCGAGAAGGGGCTGAAGGCCGTTGGTGCTCCCGAAGGTGTGGCGGAACTGGCTGGCGATGTCGCAGGGCTTCCCGGATACGCGGGCGCAATGGGCACCGGGGCACGAACACTGCGCAATCTTCCGTGGCTCAAGAACGCTCCGAAGAAAGCGGCTGAATCCGCTACGGAGGTGCTGGCGAGGGAGACAATCCCTGCCATCAGCCCAGCGGCGGAATCTGCCAAAACGTTTCAGGCGATGCCTGCTCCGAAGTCGGCAGAGGAATCGGCCAAGGTATTCGATCAGGCGCTTGGAACCCGCGAATCCATGGCGGCGGCAAAGGCAAAGAAGCAGGCGGTGCAGGTGCCTGAAGAGGGCGTTCCCGAAATGTCGGCACGCCTCGACGATGCACGCCAGCGTGTAAGCCAAGAGGTTGCCAAGAAGCCTTACGAGCAACTGGTCGATACGGAAAGGCAGGCAGTTGATGAACTGGTTGCCGAAAGCATGGCGGGCAAGGGAGCGAGGGAACCGAAAGGACCCCCGCTTATCTCTTCGCGGCGACAGGGCCGGAATGATCGTGGAGCACTCACGATTCCATCTAAGGCAGAAATCAAATCTGGCATCAGCGAAGCCCTGCTCAAGTTCGAGGAGAACGTGGCCGACCGCTACGCACGCATCCGCGATCTGGAGAAAGAGGCGAACATTGCGCCAGAGGACAGCGTGTTTGTCGGAGCGCGCCAGTTTGGTGGCCACGCCGGGAAGATCCAGGATAAACTGATCGACCTTCGGCGCATCCTGCGTCCCGCGAAGAAAGACGGCGTGCTCAACGATGCTATCGAATACGCAAAGCTGGAGCGCCACGAGGAGCGATTCGGTGCCGATCCCAACTACATCATCGAGGGCAACAAGACGATCCAGGATGTACTGGCCGGGAAGGTTGGGCTGGAGCAAAAGTTAGGGCCGGATGGCATGAAGAAGGTCAACGCCTTCAACGCGCAGCTTCGCGCGTACAACGACAGCCTCATGGATGAGTTAGCGGACGCCGGAATCATCAGTAAGGAATCCAGAGCCGCGATGCGTGCAGCGAATCAGAAGTACATCCCATTCCAGCGTGTCGAGTACATGAAGGAATTGATGGACGCCGAAAAGATCCCGGCAGGCAGCAACGCATTGTCTGTGGCATCCCAGGATATCGTACATGGGTTGACCGGAAGCGAAAAGGAAATCTTCGACCCCATCCAGTCCATTGTTCGCAACACCTACCGCGTCAAGAGTCTTGTCGAGCGCAATAACATTGCGAGCAAGATGGCCGATCATGCGACCAAGCCAGAGTTTTCCGGGGTAGTGTTCAAGCTGAAGCCCAATCAAAAAGTCGCCGGGGCGTTCGATTCCGTCAGCTACATGGAAGATGGCATTGCAAAGCAAGTTGCTGTCCCCAGCGGCGTGGCGTCGGCAATGCGCCAGATGAACAGGGAAGAAGCCGACATCATCACGCGGAGCATGGCGTGGTGGGGGCGGGCGCTGCGTACGGGCGTCACGCTGGACCCAGTGTTCATGGCCGGGAACGTCATCCGCGACTACCAGACGGCGACAGCGGCGGCAAAGCTGAGCGGGTTAGGGTTCACCCCGGCTGATTGGGCAGCGGGCCTGATCTCGGCCGCAACGCGAGGTATCCCGGAAAACATCGTTCCGAAGGCCGTCAAGGGTACGGTGGGCGAAGGCACGTACCGCAAGTTCCTTCGCAGCGGCGGTGCCTTTGGTGGCTTCTATCACCATGGCAACCTGCCGCAGACAGCAGCGGGACTCACCGATAGCGCTGGGGCGAAAGTGCTCAAGACCGTAGTCAACCCAGCGGAACTGATGCGGATCGTGGGCGAAACCTTTGAACTGGCTCCCCGCCTTGGAACATTCCGCAAAGCACTGAAGCAGGGCCAGAGCGATGTCGGGGCTGGATGGACGGCACGTAGGGCTACTGTTGATTTTGAGCGCGCTGGCCGTCTTGTTAAGCCCGTCAACATGATGGTGCCGTTCCTGAATGCCCGACTCCAGGGAACGTTGAATCTCAAGCGCGCAGTTCAGGAAGCGCCGATGGCTACAGCAATGCGCTTAGGGGTTGTTGCTGGACTCCCCGCCATGGCGGTGTACTTCAACAATCGCTTGAACTTTCCACAGGAGTTCGATTCGATTGCCGATTGGGAGAAGCGCGGAAACTTTGTTTGGATCTACGGCAAAGGCAGAGACAAAGACGGCAACCTGACGGACGCCATCAAGATCCCCAAGGGCGAAGTAGGGCCGATCATCAATACCGTCGAGGACACGCTTGACTACTGGTACGGCAAGGATCAAAAGTCTTTCCGCAAAAAAGCCATCGAGTTCATGAACAACATTTCGCCAGTGGAGTTTGCCGAGGATGGTAATCCCAGCCTCCGCAAGGTCGTGGCCTCTGTTAGTCCTCCGCCAATTAAAGTAGCTTACGAGGTTGGATTTGGGGAAAGCGCTTACACCGGGCGCGATATCGTGCCACGCGGCAAGATTCGCCAGCCGTCCACTCCGTCATCCCAGTACACCAGCGAGACGGGGCTACCGTTTATCAAGGCAGCGAAGGGGCTGGAATCTGTTGGCGTAGGCGTGTCCCCGATGGCGCTGGAGCATTCAGCCGGAACATTGTTTGGACACCTCGGGAGACGCGCTGCGCAGGCTTCGCCAACTGAAGAGACGTGGCGTTCATTCAAGGAAGGCAAGGGGCCGATCCTTGGCCTTCGCGCTGGCAAAGTAGGACAGGGCATGGAGAAGCGCTTTTTTGGTGCCAATGCTCAATCGCAGACCAGCCGAAACTTTGAAGCTTCGAGAGCGGCGGAAACGGCCTACAATGACCGCGCCAACGAACTGCAACGCGCCGCAGACGAAGTGTTGAAAGACTTTGACGGAGCATCAACCGACACGCTTCAGCCAAAGCTGAAACAGGCATTTGATTCGCTTCGCCAGAAGATGCCCGACGAGCAGGCCGACAAACTTGCAGAACTGCTGGTCAACGAAGTCGTTGGCGAAATCGAAGGCAAGCAAAAGGGCCTTGATTCGTTTGAGAAGAACCTGCTGCGTATGCCAGCCGAAGTTCGCGCCAAGACCATCATCGATCAGGTCGGACGGATGCAGGCCGGGGATCAGAAGGCGCAATTGCTGGAGCGCTACTTCGACAAGAAAATCATCACCGACAAGGTGGCCGAAGAGATGAGCCGCCTGAGCCGCTAAGCCCGCACTTTTACCCCACGAAGGACAAACCACCGCCATGCTCAACAAGATCCACGAGAAGTCCGTCACTTTTTCCGGCACGACCTCGGGCGTGCTTCGTATGAACAACGCCCACACCCTGCTCGCCATCCGCGTGCCTGCCGGGTTCACCGATTGCGACCTCACGTTCCAGGTGAGCAACGCCGACGACCAGACCGCCGACGCCAGCATTGCGGACTGGGCGCAACTGTACCAAGACAGTGGCACCGCCTACACCGTAACGGTTGATGCCGACGCCACCAACCCCCGCATGATCCTGATGTCAGTCAACGCCATCGGGAACTTCCTGCGGTTCGTAAGTTCCGCATCGCAAACGCTTCCCGTCATCGCCTACTTCCGGGGCATCCAGTAAGGAGAACCACGTGACCAGATTGATCTTTCTATTTCTCGTTCTTGTTGCCCATGGCTTCGCTCAGGGCATGTGGCCATTCGGCGGTGGCTCCGACGCCAAACGAATCCAGGGCAAGGCTGTAGTCGCTCCGCTCACGTGCTCGGACGGCGAGCAGTTGACATGGGTCACCGCGAACAGCCGCTTCGAGTGTGCGGCTGCGGGTGGTGCCGGTAGCGGTATCACGACACTCAATACCTTGACTGGCGACACCCAGACCTTCGCCACTCCAGGCACCACGGGGACTGCCCCTAACTGGGTTTCGAGCGGCACTGCCCATACGTTGCACATCCCAATGGCAAGCGCGTCGAGCGTCACGGCAGGGCTTGTAACGAAGGCGTGGTACGACACCGTAGTGACGGCGGCAGGCACGCTTACGTCCAACGCTCCGGTCATTGGCGGCGGCAGCAAGGCTGTCGCGGTTGGCACTGCGTCGGGGAACACCACGGAGTTCGGCACGATCACTGGGACAAAGACGGCCAACAAGCAACTGGCCTTTGATGCCAGCGGGAACATTATTGCCTCCGCTACAGACATTGGCGGAAGTGGCTCTGGCGCAACTGCCGTTTCGGGGCTCACCGACAACAAAGTGACCGTCAGTGGCGCGATATATACAATCGCCGCGGGCGTGTGGCACTGCCTCGACAGCAGCGGCGTCATGCAGGCGTATCTGCTCTCAGAGGGCTACGTGGAGCGCACCACTGGCACTACGGCTGGAACGTTGAGATTCGGGGTGAATTGCAACAACGGCTCGCCCATTGTCGTTGCAAGGATTCCTACAGCGATCACGCTCGGAAACTATACCTGCACTGGGGTGACGTGTACAAGTTCGGATACCTATGCTGAGGGAGACTGGGCACTGGCTGATGCGGTAGTTGGGGGGTCATTGGGGACCCCTACAGACAGACGCAGCTTGGGTGGCACAGCGCGGTATATCGGACAGAATGGCGTAGTTATTGCGGGGGACAAGGCAAGTGCGAACTGCGCGTTTGTGGATTGTCTCGGCACAGCCGCAACGCACACCGCAAAGAAGACATTCGGGCCGGATGCCACAAATGCGGGGATTAATGTGGGATCGTACGCAGGCAACCCATCATCTCTAACCAACGGCGATCTTTGGTACAACTCGACAGGAAACGTGCTCAATGCGCGGATCAACGGCGCTACTGTGAGCTTGGGCGCTGGGGGCACTCCAGCTGGATCAAATACCGAATTGCAAATGAACAACGCCGGAGCGTTCGGCGGGGCAACGGGCTACACCTATGACACCACCAACAAGGTTGGCGTGATCACCAGTTCGGCCTCCGGGGCGGGCCATCGTGTGCATTCCAATATTGGCGTCTCCAGTGGACGCTTAGGTTATACCGAGGCGTGCCTCGATTCCAATCCGTTCTGTGGAAGACTGCTAACCACTTGGTCGGCATTCGCAGATGGCAACACTACGAATCGCACCGGGTTAATCTACCGCAACAATAATGACACCGTAAACATCATCCACATGCAGAGTTCTTCTGAGGTGGTAATTGGTGGGACTACCGGCACCGCGCCGATTGGCGCAGATGGGGGAAGTGCTGGGTGGATGAGGATATCGGCAGGTGGAGCTAGTTGGTTTGCGGGTGCGGCTACAGCAGGGCGCGGACTGGTCAGCATCGCGGCTGCGCCTACCAACTTAACCGGCCAAACCGGGGATGTTGCCGCCTATAACCTAATGGCGGCTTCGCACACCGCGGGGACGTATCGGGTGTGTGGGGCGTTGTCGATCACCACTGTGTTGGTTGCGTCGATGTCCGGCTGGTCGCTCACGTGGCGGGATTTAGCATCGGGCTCCGACGTGACCAACAATATCGTGTGGGACAACAACGGCACACTCACGGCCACGCCATCGACTGCTACACAGACTGGCATTTCGATGGTCTGCAAGGTGATCAATAGCGCCGGCACGTCGGCTATTTCCATCGATCCAGGCGATGTGTCCACGGCTGCTTATACGAGTGCTTTCACTGTGGAGCGGCTGAAATAAATGAGATACCTTTCTTTTCTTCTTCTTGCGTGGCCTCTTGTGGGGGCTATCGACAACCTGCAAGTTATCAAGGCCACATCTGGGCAGGTGGTAATCAGTTATACCGCGCCCTCAACGGCTAGCTGTAGGGTGACAATATCGAGGGAAAGTGATCTCACCCCTCCTATGGCGGATACTGACCCCGCACTGTTTACTGATGCGGACGTGGATATCAGCCGGCCAAGCACAGTGAACTATGCTGGCAGGAACCGGATAGTAGTATTAGGGCGGATGGGCTTCGCAAAGGGTTTGGAGGCAGTCCAGACTGCGTTAAATGGATACAATCTTAGCCGAGCGTTGCCTACCCATTCTGAGTACTATGTCCGTGTTGACAATTGCGGTGATGGGGCTACGGCAACCATTACCGCCCGCACCACGAACATTCCTCTGGGTGACTCACGCGGCACCCCACTAGCCGTAGCATCTCCATGGAAGTACAGACAGGTGACAAGAAACGCAGTCGCCAACCCGGAGTTTGCCGACCCCTACACTGGGGCGCTGATCAAGAACCCGGCTCACATCCTAGGGTTCGGCTACAGCCATTCCACGGCGACGAGTGGCGATGGATACTCGCCCACAGGCTGCAACATCACCCTCACTGGAGTCAAGGGGGCGTGCCGTTTCACGGATGCTGTAGGGACAGGATGGACGGCTACCACTGGCACCGTGACCGACGCCATTCAGGCCGACGACAACAACTTCGCCGAGTATTCCGGGACAAGTCAGGACCGGCTGTATCTGCGCCTCGGCACAGGGAAATACCCGACGCACTCCACACTCGGCACCAGTGGGCTGAGTTTTCAGAATATTGGACTCAGCATGAAGACCAGTGATACTGCTGGTGATGGTGAGTTTTCAATGGTGTGCCTTTCGGGGCGGCGAAAGGAATGCCTTTCCCCGGAGCGGCGGATTACGCTCACTACGTCAGAGGCAGTTTACAGCGTCTGCAATGACTCGCCTTGCTCAGTGACGGACAACCCCGGCGATACGATGCTCAATATCAATCAGGGTAAGATCCCTGGATTGTCACGTGTTTACAACGTAGCGGGGTCGCTCACCACGTTGCGTTTCGCAGGCACTCAAGCTCAAGCAGCATGTGACGAGCTGGTGGTTGGCGAGACTATCTATGCCTACGACACGCGAGCAAATAGCACGAGTGCCACCGGACTGATCGTCAATGCGAAGTCCTGCGGGTCTTCGCCGCCGCAGATTACCATCCATGACAGCTACGACTTCACCCACAACGGCACTACGGGCGTGACCTATTGGATCAACGACGGACTGGGAAGTGCGGGGTACGGAATTCTCGTGTGGAAAGAGAGCACTACCAGCAACTCCACGGTTTCGGTGGATTTTGCGTTGTGGAGGGCCGCGACTGCGCCAAATTGGACCCTTAACATGGGTTCCGGCGGATTCGGGAAGCGCTGTCAAAATGTTCCGACTGCCGGAGGCTACTATCTCTGCATGACGGGGTCCGACGCCAACATGATTATCGGCATCAAACCCACTGCGGACGGATTGGACATCGTGAGTTATGGTCTTGCCGGGTGGCGGGGAGACCTTGTGAACGCGGCACTGGCAAATACCGGATATTTGACAGGCTCGTCGGCAGCCGCGAATGATGCAATGTGGGACGACGAAGTGCCTGGGGTGTTCTACATGTATTTCGTTACGGCGGGCGGTTGCGGGCAGGGCATCGTCAAGATGACGCTGAGCCTCGCCACGCCGTCTACCCCAGTAATAGATGGGACAGGCTATCCGGGCGGCACGCGCACCCCGGCGGCCGGTTTGTCGAGCGCCGTGCTGTTGACTCCGTGCGGGAGTGGAGCGAGCGATTACTCGCTGGTCAAGCAGCGGGAAAATGTGTCGGCAGGTTACGCCAGCCTGAAAACGAGCTTCACATCATGCGCTATAGAGAGTGTGCAGGGATTGACTCTCATCGAGGTATGCAAGGCTGGGACTCAGGACTCGCACGGATTTGTCTTTGCTTACGACCTGGGCAACCGTCTTGCGCCGGGGAGTGGGTTTGTGGGCACGCGAGGCGGGAATACACAACAGGCATTCGGTGGATTCCTGGTGCCGGGCAATGCTGCCGCGAGATGGTGCGGAACGCATACGGTGCAGAATCCTCTGAGCGCGGCGGGCTCGCCGTTTGTGATGCTGGAGCTTGGCGCAAAGGCTCCTATGG